CGCAGGGTTGGTTCTCTGGGGTCGCTTTCTGGGACTTGCTGTTCATTAAGAACAACATCGCCTACTATTCACAGGTAGTTAACATCAATGTCCTTGAGAATGTAACGCCGAACTCCTAATGGGTCTTTCAATCACTATCCTTGAATCCGCACATTTGGGGGTCACGATTAATGAACCCTTTAATGTTTCGCTCGTTCCCACGGCCCCAGCGACCATCGACATCAATGTCGGGGTTCCTGGTGCGTCTGCCACCATTACGGTAGGCACGACCACTACTCTAGACCCTGGCCTCAATGCCACGGTCACGAATGTCGGTACGGCGACCAATGCCATCTTTGACTTTGGTATCCCCCGTGGCGAGCAGGGCATTCAAGGGCCGAAGGGCGATACAGGCGACAGCGGCGTGGTCTATGCTACTACCCCCCTGTCCTATAATGCTGGCACAAAGACCATTAGCATTGACCTGTCGGCGTATGCGACCCAGTCCTTCGTAACCTCACAAGGGTACATCACCATCTCTGCCCTTACGCCCTACATCACCTCGGCTACGGCGGCGGCTACTTACTACCCCTTATCAAATCCAGAAGGCTATATTACGGCCTACGATCTGGCTGGCTATGCCACCGAGTCTTGGGTCATCTCGCAAAACTATCTTACCTCGGCTGACCTTGATGGCTACGCCACGCAGTCTTGGGTGACCAGCCAAGGCTACCTTACAGACGCCGCTTCGGATGGCTACGGATATGTACGCAAAGATGGGGCATGGTCTTACTCCCCAAAGTTCTATCAAGTTGAAGTCGGTAGCCAGACAACGCTCACCTCTGGTCAGTACCTTATCAATGATGGTTTCTTTGCCACAAACATCACGGCTGGTGACATTGAGTTAACTAATGCAGGCGGTGGTTTTATTAAGTTAGGTTTGGCTGGTATTCAATTCACCGCTGGCGGCGACCTTCAGACCGTACCTTTCCTTCCTGCTGATTATTACGATAAGACATCGGCTGATGCTCGGTTCTATCCGTTGACTTTAAACCCAGCGGGTTATATTACCTCGGCGGCTTTGTCTGGTTACGCTACGCAGTCATGGGTTACTTCCCAGGGCTACATTACTTCGTCTGCATTATCGCCGTACCTTCTTTCTTCTACGGCGGCAAGTACCTATCAGACTTTGTCTGGGATGTCCTCCTATGCACCCTTGTCCTCCCCGACCTTCACGGGCGATCCCAAGGCACCAACTCCTGCGACTGGCGATAACGACACCAGCATTGCAACCACAGCCTTTGTAAAAGCACAGGGCTATCTTACTACATCGGCGGCGGCATCGACTTACTATCTCAAATCGAATCCAGACGGTTTCATCACATCGGCTTCGCTGGCTGGGTACGCTCTGCTGGCTGGCACAAGCAATTTCCAAGTCACTAGTGGAACCATCAAGTCGATGGCGTCCGACGATAACTTCGTCCAACTAAACGAAACCCGCCTTGAGTTTGGGACAGGCGTCACGCCTTCTGGCCTATCGGTTTCTGGGACTGGCATCACCTTTGCGGACTCTACGGTTCAGACCACGGCGGCGGTGGCTGGTATCCCAGACGCACCGATGGACAGCCAGACCTATGGCCGTAACAACGGTGCTTGGACGGTCGTCAGCGGCGGTGGCTCATTCAATGGGGGTGCTGTAGCCAACCCTATCACGATTGCTGGAACGACCTATGACTCGGAGATGGCTTCTGATTACTTCGGTGTCGAACTCTCCAGCGATCACAGCAAGTTCAGCCTTCTATCTTACAATTCGCTTCAAGTGGCAGATGGATCGGCCTCTGCTTCAGTTTCTCCAACGAATGTTTCTATTGTGGATGGAGTCAACGGCACAACAAACATTATTAGCGGAAGCGTGGATTTTGTAGGTGCAACATCGTCTGATGAGATTTCGATTAGTGCAAACGAACAAACCATCACTCTCTACACCAGCGGTTCTACCCTGTCTGTTACTCCTACTGGCATCACTTTCCCAGATTCAAGCGTTCAGTCTGTTGCATTTCCTGGTTTAACAACCTACGCCCCGATTGCGGCGGCCGTCCCCACTGGCGGGAGTACGGGCCAAGTGCTTACCAAGACCAGCGGGACAAATTACGCCCTTTCCTGGACCACCCCTGCAGTCGGTGACAAGTACTACACGACCTCCACGACCTCACTGTCGGTAGCCAACGGCAACAAGTCGCTGACGGTCGGAACTGGTTTGTCATATACGACCCAGCAGTCGGTCATCGTTGCCTATGACGCCGCCCATCATATGCATGGGGTGGTTACGTCCTACAACTCATCCACTGGTGCGATGGTGGTTGATGTATCCCAGCATACTGGCACTGGCACTTACACCTCTTGGACGGTCAATGTCGGCGGGGTGGTAGCGGGTTCATGGGGTAGCATCACGGGAACGCTTTCCGACCAGACGGATTTGCAGTCCGCTTTGGACGCCAAGTTAGCGGTGACGACGGCGGCCTCAACTTACGCTCCACTGACCTCGCCTAGCCTTACTGGGACGCCTCTATCGACCACGGCTACGGCAGACACGAATACCACCCAAATCGCTACGACCGCCTATGTGGTCGGTCAGGCTTCCGCTACTACCCCTGTGGTTAATGGTACGGCTACGATTGGCACTTCACTCAAGTATGCTCGGGCAGACCACATTCACCCGATTGACACTTCTAGGGCGGCACTAGCCTCGCCAACTTTTACTGGAACACCTTCTGCACCAACCGCAACGGTTGGGACGAACACTACGCAGATTGCGACCACAGCCTTTGTTCTCGCTAACGCTGGTTCGGGTGGCGGTGGCTGTAATGTCCAGACCTTTGGCTCATCCTCCTCAAGCGGTGCATTTACTTGGACTAAACCAGCAGGAGCCAAAATTGTTGAGATTTGGATTTGGGGAGGTGGTTCTGGTGGCGGTGCTGGTGCAAGACAGGCTACCACATCTATCCGTGGTGGTGGTGGTGGTGGTGCTGCTGGAGTTTTAGTAAGAACGGTTTTATATGCTGGTTCACTTGGAAGCACTGAAACGGTATCAATTGGCTCTGGTGCTGCTGGCTCACCAGCAATTAGTACTGACAACACCAATGGAGGAACTGCGAATCAAGGTGGTGCATCAACATTTGGTAGTATTATTAGGACAAATGGCGGAAATCAACCTGGAGGAGGAAGCACCGTTGGTGGTGGCTCTGGTGGTAGTGGACAATCATCTTTATTTTTTACTGCAAGCACAACGGCTGGTGCTGGTGGTGCTGGTGCAACTACTACTGCAACTTCAGGAACAAATAATACAATTCCATATATTAATACTGCACTTGGAGGCGGTGGCGGAGGTGGTGCGGCAGCAGCAAGTACTGCTATGGCTGGCGGTGGCTCTGGCGGTGGTCATATTTCTTCATCTGCATCTGGTAGTTCTGTAACAATTGCTGGAGGAACTGCTGGAAATCCAACAACTCCAACTGCCGCAACCGCTGGAACTTCAGCAAGCACCCAATACCTGCAAGGCGGAACAGGCGGTGGTGGTGGGTATTATAAAACTGCTACTGCTGGTGGAACTGGCGGTGCTGGTGGATGGCCAGGTGGTGGCGGAGGTGGTGGCGGTGCTTCAGACAATGGGTTTGCCTCTGGTACTGGCGGTGCTGGTGCCAACGGATTTGCAGTAATTATTACCTATTTCTAAACCATGAATACATACACAGACAAAAACGGCCTCATTTGGACACGCTCCGACGACCGCCTCTCAATCACTTGCGAAAATGGTACAAAAGTTTTTGGAAATGAAGAAATGACAGATGAGTATCTTGTATCTGTCTCATTATTATCTTTAGCCACTGAAAAGTCTGATGCCGAACGAATTGCAGAACTTGAAGCCCAACTCGCCGCCCTCATCGCAAAACTTTCTTAATGGAAACCAAAGACAACAAAGGTCGTCCCTACGATCTCGAAATCCAATCTGGCCAAACCTTTGTCCTACATGACGGGAAGAAAATCATTCTCCGTGTGAAGGCCGCAAAGGACATCCGCTACCTTACCGCTTGGTACTCCATCGTGGGCACCGATGCCGAGGTTGATGGCAAGGTCGCCGAACTTAAACTTTCTTAATACTATGGCTTACGCATACACATTCATCACGGGCATCCTTATCGGCATCCTCGGGGGCATCTTGGTCTATCGCAATAATAAGGCGAAACTCCAGGCTACCGAAGAAAAGGGTAAGTCGATTATTGATGCCCTCAAGGGTCGGTAATTAAAGCCAGATGCGTTCCGCTTTAATTAAGGTTCTTACTATTAATGCGGTATTGCTTGCTGGCTGTGCCACCTTGGGTACGGAAGGTACAGGTACTGCGACCCCCCCTGTTGATAACTTTAACAAGGTCGGCGACCAGATTGACAAGGCCGATGCCCGTGTGTCCGCTGGGGTACAAGTTGCCCGTACAGCCAACTCCCAAGGCAAGCCAGAGGTAGTTGAGAAGGAACTGGCGGTCGTAGCATCCTACCTCCCAGCCCCAGATCCCCACAACCTCGCCTACATCGCCAATCGGGTCACCCGCAACGACCCCAATGAGTATAAGCGGGCGATGGAGGCTGGGGCAAAACTGTTGGCCGCTATTGACGCTAACTGGGTCAAGGCCGAGTCGGACGCCGCCAAGAACAAGCAAGCCCTGGACGCCTCTAACGCCAAAGTGGTCGAATTGACCGCCGAGGTGGAGAGGGTCAAGACCGAGGGTATTCGTAACGCCTTCACCGTGGCCGCTGGAGCCTGTTTCCTCGCCGCCCTAGGTCTAGCCATCCTCGGGCAGTACCTACGGGCTTGTGGGGCATTTGTGGTGGGTTCTGCCATCGCTGGACTTCCTTACCTGTTTGCTTCCCCCTATTTTGTACCTGGAGCCGCCATTACCATAATCGGCACTATCGTAATTTGGTCTTTTGTCTGGTATCTCAAACGCCCTACCCCCGATGCCAATAAAGAAGAAAATCAAAATCCGTGAAGTGAAAATGCGGAAGCAGTTGCTTGGGGAAGCCATCAAGGAGGGTGACCGCTACACCATCAACATTAACACGGAACACCGCACCGAGAAGTCTCGGATGAACACGGTTGTGCATGAAGCCCTCCATGTCGCAGACTTCGATCTGTCGGAAGCCCATGTCCGCAGTATCACCTCCGTGGTCACGGAAGTCCTCTGGCGAGAAAAGTATCGGAGGGTTCTCTCATGAGTCCCCCCGCCCCGATTGACCCAGAAAGCATCCCCAAGGAAATTAAGGACGGGGCAATAGCCTCGATTCTAGGCGGCTTGGCCATGACCGCCCGCCTGCTCCTACACACGGGGCCAGAACCTGTCACCATTTTCTGGGTCATCCGCCGTGTGTCCGTAGCCGCCATCGTAGCCGCCTTTGTGGGCTGGGGCATCCAAGACCATATTGCCTCTGTTTCCTTGCGGATGGCCGTCATTGGTGCTTGCGGTTACGCCGCCCCAGAGGTGGCGGATTATGTCCTCAAGTATATCAAGGCCCGTGGAGAGGCAGAGGTTTCCAAGGTGACCAAGCGTATCCCCAATGGCAAAAATCGTCCAGCCAAGCGAAAGTGAAAAGAGCCTGTTCTTGGCGGTTGTTATTCTGACCGTCATCGCAGGCATAACCGCTTTTTCCGCCGCCTGGATTTGTGACTATGTGCTGTCCGCCTTTGGCAACAGCCAAGCGATGGCGTTGATCATCGTGGACGGGGGCAAGCAAATGAAATCGGACGATGCCACCCTTGAAAAACAACTGACATCCGCCACCATCGCCCTCCAGACGGTGCGTGACCTAGGGTGGGCTTTGGCAGTCGGGTGCGTAGGCATCGCCATAGCGGTGGCTTTGCGGTTCCGTAAGGGTTAAGCCTTCGTGCCCTCGTAGAACAAGGCGGCACCAATCTTCTTTGGCTTGATGATGCCGTTTGTAACCATCGCCTTAATGACCGCTTCAGCCTGGTCTTGTTGCAGGCTAAACTCCCTCGTTAGTTCATCTAGCAACGCCTTGCGGCTCAAGGTCGGCTTGGTGGAAAAGTGCTGATACTGCTGGCCTACCTTCAGTAATTCAAAAGCCTCCATAGTTGGAGCGACTTCCCATAGCACCTTATGGTCGGCGTGCTTTAACTTGATAGACAAGGTAGGCTTGCCATCAACAGTCCGCATCCCAGCCAACTTGCCACGCTTCGTAAGGTTAAAGGAGAAGATAGGCTTGTCCTTGGACTCACGGCGTACGCTGATGATTGCCCTCGCCCAGTTCACTAATTCGGAACTCCCGAGGCCGCTATATGCCATATCCGAAATCGTCTGCTCATCCGTGGTTTCCTTCGGCTTGGGCTTACCTTCGTGGTGAATGAATACCATGATGCACCCCGTCTCTTGCAACACGGGCTGGATGAGGTTGCGGAGGAAGTGCGAGCAAACCTCTTGCTTGGACAAATCACCCCCCACATAGGACAGCAACGGGTCGGCCACCAGGACATCCAGTTTCAACCGCACGATAATCTTACGGCACAAATCTACGAAGTCTTTGCCCGTCTTGCTGGCTTCGGTGAAGAAGCGGAGGTTTTCACGGCATAAATCCCGTTCACTACTGGTAAGGCACATCCCAGATGACACGCCTTGGAAAGCCTCCGCAAGATCGCCCATATCGCACTCTGCTTGGACAACGCCAATGCGGAGGGGTCGAATGACAGGAATCCCGAACAGTTCCCGTCCCACCGCCCATGAAGTCGCCATCTGCATGACAAACGATGATTTTCCAATACCAGACTGGCCTGTAACAAGAAGGCTTCCACCTCGGCAAAGGTACCGACCATGACCAATGACATGGTTTGGGTCGTGCTTCGTATCGTAGGTTTCGAGCGTGTCGGTGCGGATTTCATCGGGGAAGTCTTGCCCTTCCCGCCAAGCGGTGAAGGTGTCCCAGTCCTCGGCCCCGACATTGAAGGCGAGGATGCGTTGCTCTTTGTCGCCACGCTTGACCCCACCGAGGCGGCTCCAGCGAGACGGGTTTTTGTTTTGCGGGTCGGGTTCATGGTCGGAAAGGTATTCATAGACTGCGGTGCGGCGTTCTTCCCATTGGGCTTTGTCCACGGCGTCCACCTTGACCCAGGCGTGAATGGATTTGCCGCCCGAGTCCACCAAAAGGCTGATGGGAAGGTTCGATTGCTGGAAGATCGCAAACTGCTCCTCCTTGGACTTCTTATCGAACTCTACCAGCACATGGCGGTAACAGGCCACGGCGTTGTCCGTACCCGTATAGTCGTCCTTGGTGAAAGGGTTGATGCGAATCCACGCCCCCTGCTCGGACTCGGCAAAGTGCTTGCCCTGCTTGGCATCTGGGCCAAAGAACTTGGCCAGCCACTCGGCTCGGGTGATGAAGATGCCCTTGGAGGCTGGAAACCACTTGCCGTCCTCGGTCTGCCCAGCCTCGTTGGTGATACAGATGACATCTTCGTCCTTAAAACAGTTGAGCAGGACATCCGCCGTGTTGTAAGGTGTCTGGGCATCGACCATGCCTGCAATCACCGTAGGGTCGAACACGAAGCGACCATTGGCTCCTACCTTGCGTTCCTTGCCTGCGTTCAGCCAGCCCTTGGGCTTCTCATGTGGCTTGACGAAGGCATCGTTTAACTTGTGGCGGAGTTCCTTCTCGCCCCAGGGCGGAGAACAATGCGAGGTGTTCCACTCGTTGAGCAGGAACCAGGCGTCATCGTAGCCAAGGTCAAAGCCGTTGGCGAGTATGCTGGCGGCACGATAAGTGGCTGGATGTCCGCCTTGGCCTGCCGTGGCTGGAGGAAGTTTGCCAAGGTAAGCCCTGGCTCCTGTAATGCGATCCTGGAGGGTCATTTGATGTTACCCCATTGGTTGGCCATAGCGTTAGCGATGCCTTGATAGGTCTTTGACCTAAACTTCCATGTGGGAACTCCCTTTGGTTTTCCTTTTACAAGCCAAATATTTTGTTCACGCCCTTCAACAACATCAGTTGGAACAAGGCAAGGAAGGTTCTTCAGCCACAAGCAAGTGGCCTTGGTTTCGCCGTGACCAAACTGCCAAGGCTGGATAATCTGGTCTGGCTTGCGAATCTTGGAACTGATTACGCTGATTGGGTTCTCAATGGCGATCCGTGGAATCGGTGCGTCCATAAGACGCTGTACGAAATCAAGGGCGGCTTGCTGACGGCCATCGGCAATCTTCGCTGGGAAATGCCTGGCTCCGCTTACCGCAAGATGGGTGCATGGAGGATGGGCAATCATCATGTCAAACCCGTCATTGATAATGTCGAACACATCTCCTTGATAATGCGGCCCAGGAACATCCGTGGGCAACAAATCGCAAGAAATTGCGGTGTGTCCGAGTTTGATAAAGGCATCCCTAACGGTGCCAGAGTATTCGCAGGCTATTAGTATTTTCATGGTGGGTGGAGTGCTGACTTTGCCACTCCCCCCCCCCATGTCAACCGTAGAAGTTCAACTTCATCAACCGACCGCCCACCACTTGCCGCAACCGAATTACCTTCACCAGTTTTTTCTGAACGGCTTCTTTCATAATAATCTCCGTATTCGTCCGACCCATCTTCCAAAGTTTGGCGTACTGCTGGATGCTCATGTAGCCATTGGGAACGACATCAACTGCCCCCTTGCGTTGACGATAGACTTCCTCAAGCAACCTCTGTGCCTTTACAGCGGGAGTTTCCATTGGTCTGTGCCATCGTGGATGTGGAGCGTAGGGTACAGCGAGTTGTCGGTGTATTCCCCATAGACGAAGCCTTGCGACCAGCCCAGCGTGCTACGGCGGGTGTTGGCGTACTCCATCGCCCCCTTGCGGGTCAGCGTGCCCACAGAGATGCCTTGGGCGGCGTTGTAGGTGCGACCCATCTGAATGCTGGCCTTGTGCGTATGGGCAAAGATGACATTCCCGTACATTTCCGCCATATCACGGGCCGAGTTCTCGTTGTAGATTGTGCCGTGGGTAAACTTGTAGTTCGCCAACTGATAGACTTGCCACACCCCAGAATACGGGATGAGTTGGGCGTGCAACTTCAAGCAGGCAACCTCGATGGCCTCGATGCTCGTCTGTGCCGCCGTCGCCCGCAGTTGATTATGGCTGTGGCGATCACGCCAGAGACGGGCTTCGTGGTTGCCAGCCAGAACTACGGTGCATCGCAGGCGGTTCAAGAACTCGATGCCCCCCATAAGGTCGGGCTTAATCGGGTCACCTTCGCCGCCAGCCCCGCCCATGAACGGGGACATATCAGTAAAATCCCCCAGGTGGATCATCTCATGGGGGTTGAAGGACTCACGGAACTTGGCGACCGCCTCGACCGCCAACGGGTCAGCGTAGATGCCGTGGGAACACCCAACGGCCATGAACCTTCGATAACCCTGGGTGATGTTAGCCACGGAGTTTAGACACGACCTTGTGCTGATAGTTCGGGATGTTTGAACCCTTGCGTGGTGCCACTTCGTCAACGGCCAACAGGATGTCTATGGCCTCCTTGGGCGAGAAGGTGGCGTGGGTATTCCTACCGACCGCCTGGCCTAGAATACGCCGCAAAAGGCTTAACCCGCTGGTGTATCGCTTGCCCTTAACCCTTTCGGGCTTTTGGTACCAAGGTAGGGGGGAGGTTGGTGGGATAGAATCGGGTGAACTTTTTTGCATGGAGTTGCCAGTAGTGGATTGGTTTGTTTTTGATGTGGGGGTAAACTTCAGAAAGCCATTTCCAGAGACGGTAGTCCCAGCAAAACCAGTTTCCGCCTTCCATGTGGTCGGCCACAAACTCGGGGTTTTCGACCTTGCCGTTCTCATAGACGGCGAACAGGGCGTGCTTGGGTACCTTATCTCGGTAGGCTTGTAGTGCGAGTGGCGGCTGGTTCATTTCTTTTCGTAATAACCAATCTGTGCGAAGAACTCGTCACGCATACGGCGGGATTCAACGACATCGGTTGATAGCCTGCGGTGTTTGCGGACGCCTTTCTCTTTCCACATAAGGTACCAGTATAATGAGGTTTTCATTAAATTACGATTCGGGTTGTTCTGAATCCTATTGTAGTAACCAGCGTCCTCAATGGGGGGTTCTCCAAAGCCAACATTCATAAGGGACACCAATCGGTTGACGGGCAGGCCGAGCGACCTGGCACGATCATCAAGGCTTTGAGAATACTCGGCGGTGGCAAGGTTGCCGTGAATAGGGTATTGAGTGGACATGGTTAAGGTTGTTTAGGGGAATCGACACCTTTGTTCTGATATGTCGATTTAAGTTTGTCGAGTTCTTTCCGAAGTTCGATGTTCTCAACAGTCAAACGCTCGATTCGGTAACGGTCTTGAACAGAGTTGTATCGGTACCTGGCAATAATTTCAGCCAGTTCCTCGGGGGCCATGTCGCTCACGACTGCTTGCCCTCCTTGGCTTTGTTCCAGAAATCCCAAGCGGTATCATAACCGAAAGCATACAGTTGGCTTGCCATTGCATCGCCTACATAGGTCAGCCGCTCGACCTGTGCCTTGAGGCGTGAAATGTCGGAAAGCCTGTTATCGTAATGTGCTGATGCTTCATTTACAGTTCTTTGGAATGCTTGATTCTCCACACGGAGGTCATCTGCCTCGGCCTTGAGGCGGGCGTAGTCCTCGTAGCGGACGAACTCTCCTAGAGGAGCATCGCCTTCGGAATAATCAACAGGCTTAAATGCTGACTCAACACCATCGCTGATGTGCTTGTAACGCTTCGGCTCGATCACGATTGCTTTCCCTCCTTGGCGGCGTTCCAGTCTTTTGACACTTCATCGTGCTGAAGCATTATAGCCATCACATCCCCGGCCTTGGTAAGACGCTCGACCTGTTGAA